TTTTGCAGATCACGGCGAAAACAACTTTGAAGAAGTTTTCCGCGACGGTGGGCATCAGTTCCGTCTGAACCCTGCCGTAGTTCAAGACTAGACCCGCTACCTGGGAATTGCCCCCTGCCTACAAGGCGGGGGGCACTTAGGACTTATTATGGCTCTTATTCAAGGAAAGTCGGTTCAAGAAGGACCGAAGCAAATTGCTGCTAACCCTAAACTGTGGAATATGTACGTAGCGCAAGCAAAAGCTAAGTTTAGAGTATACCCGTCTCCAGCGGCAGCCCACTGGGTACACTCTCACTATTCTCAAGTAGGTGGCAAGTTTGTCACTTCTGAAAAAGATATCGATCCTAGATTTAGGGATTACGTACAAGAGTCTATTGATAAGAAAATTGCCGCTCAAAAAACTAAAGTTACTAAGCCTGTTGGTAGAGGTAACATCCGTGGCGAAAAATTACGTGGTTAATTCTAATATCGTGCTATTATTTGTGTATCCTACAGAGAGGGTGTTTAAGTGAGTATTGACTTCTCACCACCGAGTTATCGCGCCGCGTCCTCTGATTTAACTATTTCCATTTCCCCGTTGGGCCTTGTAGAGCTTGCGGATGAAGAGTTTGAGGTCCACGGCCCTCGTTTAAACCGTTATTCCCTTAACTGGGCTATGTACTTAGGCCACCACGCTTCATACCGCCGTCAGGCTGGGGAAACCCAAATGGTTATGAACTACTACCGCGCTATTACTGATTACATTATTAACTTCTCTTTTGGTAAAGGTGTGCAGTTCCGCAGCCCTAAGCAGACAGAAGGAATTGTTCCTCATCTTCTTGAGCGTGTTTGGGAAGTGGATAACGACAAGCAAACTGTTCTTTGGGAAATGGGTCAACAAGGCTCAGTTTCAGGAGATTGTTTTGTTAAAGTTGCTTATGAAGAGGCCTACGTTGATCCTGTAGGACGTCAACGCCCAGGAAAAGTTCGCGTTCTACCCCTTAATGCGTCCTTCTGTTTCCCAGAATTCCACCCACATGACCGCGAACGCCTTATTCGTTTCAAACTAAAATACCGTTTCTGGGGAACATCTCTTGAAGGCACCCGTCAGGTGTTTACATACACAGAAATTCTTACGGACGACATCATCGAGGAATACATTAATGACGAACTTATTGACTCTCGCCCAAATCCACTGGGCATCATCCCAGTGGTTCACATTGCTAATGTTCGGGTTTCTGGTTCCCCTTGGGGGCTTTCTGATTGCCATGACATCATTCCTATTAACAGAACCTACAATGAAGTGGCGACGGACATTGCTGATATTGTTAATTATCATGCTGCTCCTGTCACTGTCATCATCGGCGCCAAAGCTTCCCAATTAGAAAAAGGCGCTAATAAGGTTTGGGGCGGTCTTCCTAAAGATGCCCGCGTAGAAAACCTTGAAGGTGGCGCACAGGGTCTTAAGGGAGCCATGGAATTCATGGCAATGATGAAGAAGTCTATGCATGAAATGACTGGCGTACCTGAAACGGCCCTTGGTATGTCACAGCCTATCTCTAATACCTCTGGCGTTGCCCTTTCTATCCAATTCCAGCCACTAATGAACAAGTGGCACCAGAAGACAATTCAATACGCACACGGTATCGAGCGCATTAATGAACTTGTTATTCTCAGCCTAGGTATAAAAGAACCAGAAGTATTCCAATGGAATCCTACTGTTGAAGGCACGCTGGAAACTGGCGAAGCTGACATCCTGGATATCAATGATCCATTAATTTACCAGAATTACGCCCACTTCCCGCCTCCACTACCTCTTGATAAGTTGATTCTTCTTAACGAAATTCAATCAAAGATGTCTTTGGGCTTAGAATCAAAGTCAGGCGCTTTACGTACTCTTGGTGAAGAGTTCCCACATGAAAAACTTGAAGAAATCCGCGCTGAACTACTTGCTGATGCTAAGGCAGACGGCGCTATTAAACTTGTACAAACACAGATTGAAAACACTATTGCTAACCTAACTGGCATGCTTTCAGGTGGTCTTGGTGGTCAGCCAACCCCTGTAAATCCTGGCGCAGGTGGTAACATGAGTGTAGGCGGTGCAGCTGGACCTGAAGGAATGCCTATGGGACCTCCACCAATTATCGATCAAGCAACTATTGCTAGCGAACAAGCTGAGCAGCAATTACGCATTGACTTGGTCACAAGAGCTTACGGAACTACTCTGCCAAACAGAAGGGTTCCGTCAGGCGATTACTAAACAAATATGACTTTAAGCAGACATATTTGGGTAATCGTACAAAAATAAATATATACACATTTGTTTGGTCATACGTGGTACGGGCAGTAGCCCAATTTGGACAACGACCTCTAGGAAATTAAGGATAAATCATGGACGTTTCTGTAACCCCAGACGTAAACGCATTTGCAGAAGAAGCAAATGTAACACCAGTAGTTAATTCGGGCACTGACGCCCCAACTGTTGATACTTCTAAGTTTTACACTGAAGAAGACTTGGCTAAAGTACGTGGCCAAGAAAAAGATAAACTCTACCCACAGATCGAAAAACTCAAGGAAGAACTTGACGCAATTAAGCGCGACAAGGAAGAACAAGAGTTAGCTCGTAAAGCGGCTGAAGAGGCTAAGGCCCTTGAAGAACGTGAGCGCGCTGAAGACGAAATGGGTGTTCGTGACCTTCTAAAGGCCAAAGAACAAGAGTGGGCAGAGCAGTTGGAACGTGAGCGCGAAGAGCGTGAACGCGCTTTTGCTCTACTGGATCGCGAAAAGACATTTGCAGAAATCCAGAACTACCGCACGTCACGTCTAGAAGATGAACGGGATAACATTATCCCTGAACTTGTAGACTTGATTAGCGGGAATTCAATTGAAGAAATTGAACAAAGTATTCAGGGACTAAAAGAACGCTCATCCAGAATTCTTGACTCCGCGCAGCAAGCAATGCAATCTGCACGACGAGAAATGACTGGCACGAGAGTTACTACACCCCCTAATGCTGGACCTATGGACATCGAAACGGGCACTAGACAGTTTACGGCTGAAGATATTGCAGCCATGCCGTTGAATGAATACGCAAAATACAGAAGTCAGCTATTGAGCCCTAACGCTCAAGGCAGATCACAGGGATTGTTCGGTTAAACCCCCCATCAAATCCAAAACACAACTATTTAGGAGTCCTACGTGGCTAGCGCATTAACGGGTACAGGCAATCTTGCCGCATCCCCAACCGCCTATTCAGGCACAAACTCGCAGCTTACTCAGGCGATTCAGCAGATCTGGTCAAAGGAAATTCTTTTCCAGGCCATGCCGATTCTTCGCTTTGAGCAATTTGCAGTAAAGAAGACCGAACTTGGTGTTGCACCAGGTCTTCAGATCAACTTCATGCGATACAACAACCTTGGCTTTGCACAGCCATTGGTTGAAGGTGTCCGCATGACAACAAACGCTCTAACAGCACAGCAGTTCTCAATCACAGTTTCTGAGCATGGCTATGCTCTTGCTGTGTCTGAACTATTGCTAAACGCTTCCTTCGATGATGTTATGGCTTCTGCCTCACGTCTTCTAGGTCGCAACATGGCTATCTACCTAGATCAGCTAAGTCGCAACACCCTTTACGGTGCAACTTCGGTTATCCGTGGTGAAGACCGCTCTACCCTAACTGCTGCAAATGCATGGTACGCAAACGGTACAACCGCTACAACCCGTGCTGCAATGACAGGAAACTACTTCCTATCGACACACACTGTCAAGGATGCAGTTGAGACACTTGCAACCAAGAATATCCCACGATTGGGCGAAACTTACGTAGCTTTCGTGCATCCGCACCAGAGCCGTCGTCTTCGCGACAATCCAGAATTCATCGAAGTAACAAAGTACGCTGCTCCAGGTAACTTTATGCTAGGTGAAATCGGCCGCCTTTACGACTGTGTATTCATTGAAACCACACAGATCCGCAAGGTTGCTGGCGGTGCTGGCGCAAGCTACACAGCTGATACAGCGGTTTCTAACCCAACTGTAACTCCTGGCGGTGGCTACATCTCCCCTGCTGAGTTCACTGGTAATGGCGAATCAGATCGTTACGACGCTATCTTCATTGGAGATAACGCTTTCGGTCATGCGATCTCACTTCCAGTTGAACTCCGCGATGGTGGTATCCTAGACTTCGGTCGTGAGCATGCTTTGGCATGGTACTCGATCTTCGGTCTTGGTCTAATCACCGATCAGGCTATCGTAGTTGCAGAAACCAACTAATTAAGCCCCCCGAGAGGGGCCTTCGGGCCCCTCTCACCCCTTTTAACAGACACTAACATTGGAGAATACTAATGGCAACATCAAAAGCAAAGCCTACGGACACCACAGGACGTATGCGCGAAGCACAACTTAAAGACAATGCTGAGGCTCAGGCCGAAAGAGCATCTGAAATAGCAATGGCAAATGTCCAAAAGGCAGTAGCCCTTGAAACTGAAGTAATTGACGCTACTGAACCAAATAGAGCAACTGTAATTGTTGACGAAGAGGTCGTTATTGATAGCGGCGAAGGTAAGACCGTCACAATCCGCGTTGTGGAAGACATTGAAAACATGACTTTTGGTGCAGGAAACTATTTTTCCTTCAAGGCTGGTCAGAAGTACAAGGTCACCGAATTACTTGCACGTCACCTTGAAGAAAAGGGATATCTTGCAGGCTCACTCTAACCATTGAGTGTCGGAAGTAGCGGGCAGTAGCCCGCTATTTTCGTTTAGCCAGCATTTTTGTGCCAAATAAGGCATTATTTATAAGAGTGTATTAAACCTAGGAGCGCTTGTGGCAGTCTTTTCAGACCTTCTGTCTAGAGTTCGCCTTGAACTAGGAGATACGGCATCACAGTTCACCACTAAATTAACTGGTGACGGAACTACTAAAGATTTTTATCTTAAAGTAAAGCCAGTAGACGCCACATATCTGACTGTTACGGTAAATAACGTAGTTCAAGCCAATCCAACTAACTTTACGGTTGAAGAGCACCTTGGAATGATTCATTTTAAGGTTGCCCCCGTAGCAAACGCATCTATTGTAGTTGAAGGTATGCACTATAGATACTTTACAACCAACGAATTAACTGTGTTCATTGATACAGCCGTTAAACAGCACACAGACAACCGTACAGACTCTTACGGTAGTGGAGTGACCATAGCTTCTATTCCGCCCGTAGAAGAGTACCCTGTGGCTCTCCTGGCAGTTCTGGAAGCACTTTGGGCTCTTGCTACAGACGCCTCATTTGATATCAACATAACGGCTCCAGACGGCGTCATGATTCCACGCAATCAGCGCTTTGCACAACTGTCTTCAATTATTCAAGCGCGTAAAGAGCAATATCGAGAACTCTGTGCTGCTCTTAATATTGGCCTATTTCGCATTGAAATTGGTATTTTACGGCGCGTTTCTCGTACAACTAATAAGCTTGTTCCTGTTTACATGGCACAAGAAATTGATGACTCTTCAAAACCAGAGCGCGTTTACATCGAAAATAATCTTAAAGGACGCACACCAGTTCCTAACACAATTGGCGTTTACGACATCATTATTACCCAGGGTGATAGCTGGAAGATTGAGTTTGACTTCCCAGTTGATTTAACAAGTTATTGGGATCCTGAAACTCTCTGGGTAATTGAAGGTAAAACAACCTTAAAAGCTCAGGTAAGAACATACCCAGAATCTCCAACCATGGCCGCTGAGATGAAGATTACACCAATTAATTTGGCTATGGGCAAAGTATACTTAGAGCTAACGTCTGCACAGACTAAGAACTTACCAATTAAAAGTTTCTGGGATGTTCAGATCGGCTCACCAGATGGAACAGTACAGCAAACATATGTTCGTGGCCTTGTATTTGCTAATCGTCAAGTAACCAAGGACTAGGTATGAGTGAAGTAGTTGTAGTACAACCTCAGCCAATTACTACCGTTGTTGTTGGCGGAGTTGGTGTAGGTCCCCAGGGTATCCAGGGCCCTGTGGGTGGAAACTACGTCCACACACAGAATACTGTATCGAACGTATGGGTAATTAACCACAATTTAGACATGAGACCTAACTACACCGTTGTTGATTCTGGAGGTAGTCAAGTTGAAGGCGCAGGAGCCTGGCCTGACAGAAATACCTTAATTATCAGTTTTACAGCAGCCTTCAGCGGTAGTGCGTATTTATCTTAAGGAGATATAAGTAATGGCACGTAAGTTTTTAGTACCTATTGATCTGCAGAAAAATGAACTGCAGAACGCGGTAGTACAGAACCTTGCTGGTTCTCCAGCAAGCCCTGCTCAAGGTCAGATATACTTTGATAGTTCCGCTAAGGTACTCTACTACTACAACGGTGCAGGCTGGGTAAACGCTGGCGGTATCTCCTCAGGTTTATTTGCTGCTCGTCCAACTGTTTCTGCCGCTAACGCAGGTTCGTTTTATCACGCTACTGATAACCACCTTGTTTACTACTCAAACGGTACCTCTTGGAATCAACTTAATGAGTTTGGTTCAGTAGCTAACCTGGGGGAAGTAGCCTCTGATGGCACAGCCACCGAGTATTCTCGAGCTGATCACGTTCACCGCCATAATAATACCGATCACAGTAGTATCAATATTTCTGCTCTTGCAGTTCCAACTTCCAGTGTTTCCTGGAATGAATATAAAATTACTAATCTTGCCAACCCTGAAAATGATCAGGATGCGGCGACTAAATACTACGTAGACAATGCTATTGCTGGATTAACTTGGAAAGAAAGTGTCCACCTTTTAGCTACAACCCAGGTTGCCTTAACTGGAACTACGGGATCTTTAGTAATTGACGGGCATGACCCACTAACAAATACTGAGGGTAACGGCTACAGAATCCTTTTAACTGGACAAACTATTCCAGAAGAAAATGGTATTTACGAGTACGCCGATAGTGGCACTACGTACACAATGACCCGTTCTTCTGACGCAGATTCGTATTCTGAGTTAATTGGAGCAAGCGTTTTTATTAAAGAAGGCTTAGCTTACGGACAAACTGGTTGGGTACAAGCAGAGCATTATCTGGAAGCTTTTGCTGATCAAGTTTGGGTACAGTTCTCAGGTACTGGAACCTACAATGCTGGTGCAGGTTTAACTCTTGATGGAAACCTATTTAACGTTGGGACTGTATCAACAAGCCGAATTGTTGTTAACACAGATAGCATTGATTTAGCTGAAGTTTCTCGTAACAATTCAACTAACCAGACATCTGCGACATCTATTCAAAGCATTACTACTGACAGCTATGGTCGTGTAACAGACGTTGTTTCGGGTACACACCCGTTGTCTTCAACAACTACTGCAGGCATCGCATCCTTTGCTGACGCTAACTTTACAGTTACTTCAGGAGAAGTATCCTCTAAGGGAATTAACTTAACTGCTGGATCAGGTATTTCTTTATCCACAACTGCAGTTACATTAGGTGGGTCTTTAACTGTAACTAACTCAGGTGTTTTGAGTGTTGATGGTACTACGGATCAGGTAACTGCTACGACAGTATCTGGCGCTGTAACCCTTGGACTTCCTCAGGCTATTGCTACTACGTCTACCCCAACCTTTGGTGGGCTAACCCTATCCGACCCGCTAGCTATTGCTAGTGGCGGTACTGGCGCTACAACGTCTGCGGGTGTTAAATCAAACCTTGGGTATATGACCAGGTATGTGCAAAATGTTGGCACAGGCTCCACAACCTCAGTAACTGTAACGCATAACTTGGATACACAGGACGTTATTGTGCAAATTTTTGATAACACAAGTCCACACGCTCAAGTTGAATGCGATGTAAACCACACTTCCAATAATGCTGTTACACTAGTATTTGCAAGTGCACCCACATTAAACCAATACCGTGTTGTCGTAATCGGATAGTAGGAGTTACCCATGGCGCGTCGTTTTACCACGCCAGTTGGACTGGTAGCTTTAGCTGAGGACCCATCCGCTGGTATTTCCACTGCTGGAGATATGTACTTTAATACCACAAGCGGTATTATTCGTACGTTTAACGGCTCTGTCTGGACTGAAATTACTGCTGAACCTGGCTCTGTTGGTCCGCAGGGGCCACAGGGCGAACAGGGTATACAGGGAGAAACTGGCCCCGCTCCATGGACTTTTATTGGTCCATATGACAATGGCGTTTCTTATACTTTAGGTGATGCAGTAACCTACCAGGGTGGGTTTTATTACAGAACTGGAAACCCACTTAATCCTGGATATCCTCCCACACCTGGATCAATCAATGCGTCATGGACTCCAGTAGCAGACCGCGGAGAACAAGGTATCCAAGGTGAGGTTGGCCCTCAGGGTATACAGGGACCTCAGGGTGTAAAGGGGGATACAGGAAACTTTGGCGGTGCTACGTTTGACTATGAGTTTGATGACGGAATCACTCACACAACAATTCTTGGGGATGGTTTATTTAGGTTTAATAACGCATCTCCTGCTAGTGCTACTGAATTATATATTGCCTTTATTGATGCAAACAATGTAGACATTTTTAATTTCTTACAAACTATTGATGACTCTACTTCTCAAATCAAAGGTACTTTCAAAGTAACCAAAAAGTCTGATATTAATGAGTTTGCATTTTTTAGTATTACTGGAAATCATTCACACCACGACGATCACTTCCACGTTCCAATTGCCTTCGTTAGCGGTAACACATTTACACCTGCAGATACTGAAGAGTTTTACATAACATTCCAACGCACAGGTGACATCGGTGATACAGGCCCTCAGGGACCTCAGGGACTTGGTTACAAAGTTACTAATGTAGTAACTGATATTCCTATCGGGTACATTAACTATGGATCAGTATCCTCAACCGTTGTTTCTATCAACACAAACAATTATGCGTATGCAGTTGGGGATCCTGTAAAACTTGTTAATACATATTACGCAACCACGGCAAATCCAATACTCTCTGGTGTAGTTGGTACAACGCCCACAGCTCTTGATTGGAATGGCGGAGGCGGGGGACCTACTACCTTTAACACTGGGTCTACTGATCTTACTGTATATCTTAATCAATATATTAAAGCAACCGATAACAGCGGTAGTGGCTGGGTAATCGGTGCGCAGGTAACAAGTACCCCCACCCCTGGAACACTTGAAGTAAATTATTACACTTTAGTTGACCCGACTTCACCACCAACAGTTTCTTCAAGCTGGACTCTTGAAAGAGATTTAGTAAATAGCCCTCTTCCACAAGAGGGACCAAATCCAAACACGTATGTTACTGGAACAATTACAGCTGTTAATCCTGGAAACAGTTACACAGTTGGAAACTTTCAAATAGAACCCAATGGAATTTGGGAATCTAACACTGTAAGCATGAGCATTACAGGATTCTTTGGTGCTACTGGTGCTATGGGTGCTACTGGTCCTGTTGGTGCTGACGGCCCTATGGGTCCTGCTGGCTATAACGGCATGGACGGCGCACCTGGCCTGAACGGCCTGGATGGCGATGACGGCGAAGACGGCGAAGACGGTGAAGACGGTGAAGACGGCCTACCTGGCATTGGTTATGCTAAGGATGCTGTCTGGGGCGGATATGGCCCGCCTCTTGGGTATGTCACACTCGACAGTACATATATTGCTAGAACTGTACACCCAACAACTTTTGACTCACTTCCACATGCCTACCAAATTGGAAACCGAGTAAGGCTAACCAACAAATATTCTTCTTCACAATATTTTGAAGGTGTAGTAACTCAACTAGGAGATGAGAACTTAATCCCTAATCCTGGAATTAGAGTTCTCGTTGATTACATGTCATCCGAGATTATTTTTAAATCAGCTGCTTGGGATGTAAATCTTGTTGTACTTAACGGTGCTGGATATAACATAACGGTAAACGCCGATTATTACACTGAACCAGGTGGCTGGTGGATGACTGACAAGTATGTTTCACTAGTTGAAACGCAAAAGCTTTTAGCATCTGATCCTTCAGACTATTCCAGCCTTGGTAATTCAATGGCTTTATCTGGCGATGGAAATACAGCGGTTCTTGGGGCTAAATACAAAGACGACGCGCCTTATACCGACAATGGTGCTATATACGTCTTTACCAAATCAGGTTCTACCTGGGTTGAGCAAGCAAAGCTTTTAGCTTCCGATCTATCAAATTATGAGAATTTTGGCGCCTCTGTAGCAATTTCTGATGATGGTAATACTATAGCCGTGGGTTCTCCATATAATGGCACAGCGCCTTATACCAATGATGGTTCTGTATATGTTTTTACTCGCTCAGGTTCTACTTGGACTGATCAAGCCTTTATTGTTGCAAGTGACAGGGAAACTAATGACGTTTTTGGTAGCTCCGTAGCCATATCTCAAGACGGTAATACGTTGCTTATTGGTGCGACTGGCGAAACCACTTCTCCAAATACATCAAATGGAGCTGCTTACGTTTATGTTCGTTCGGGTTCTACCTGGACTGAGCAACAAAAACTTTTGGCTTCAATTCCAGGATCCTATGACCAATTTGGTAGGTCAGTTGCTTTATCTGGAGATGGAAACACGGCTGCCATAGGCGCTGTGAGCAAAGATAAGTCTGTAAACGATAACACAGGCGCTGTTTACATGTTTACTCGCACAAGTGGAGTATGGACTGAGAGCAGTATTGTAAAGCCAAATAAACCTACCGATCAAGAGTACCTCGGTAATAGGGTACTACTATCAGCAAACGGAAATACCCTGGTAGTAGCTAATGAAAGTAACGTTACCCGATATGTGTATGTTTTTAACAAAGTAGGGTCTTCATGGATTCAAAAGACAAGGCTTTATACAAAAGACGAGACGTGGAATAGTTTTGGTTCTGAAATTGCTCTTTCAGGTGATGGCAATACTATTCTAGTAGGTGCTTTATACCCAAATGGAGCCGTATACGTATTTATTAACGAAAATAACAACTGGGTTCAAAAACGAAAAATTAAATCGTCAAATCTTACAAATGAAAATTTTGGTTCTTCAGTTGCGTTATCTTTTAACGGAGAGTCTGCTTTAGTTGGTGCGCAGGGAAACAGCCAGGCACCAATTACCGCAAATGGGGCTGCGTATTCTTACTCATTGCTTGCATCTAGACTAGAGTTTCCTTTTGATACGTACCTTGGGGCGTATACAGATAAAAACATCGTGCAGGCAATAAATACCGAAAACCCATCTAGTTCTTTAGACGGAGTACTGACTATTGCTGAGTCGGGGATGTCGTACATCACACCTACAAGTGTAGACGGAGCCTTTGTAGCCAACACCTCGTATGAAATTCGTATACATTCAATTGGTAAGGTTGGCCCAGCTGGACCAACTGGTGAGACTGGTGAAACTGGTCTAGGCTATGACGTAGTAGTTTCTGCTAAGTATTCTAATGTAGCAACTGCAAAAATTATTTCTTCAGACCTAGATGGCGGCCAATTTGGTGACTCAGTAGCCATATCTGAAGACGGTACTACTGCAATTGTTGGAAAACCTTTTGACTCTACTTCACCTAATTTTTACAATGGTTCAGCCTACATTTTTGTAAAATCAGGGGATACTTGGGTTGAACAAGCGAAGCTTGACGCTTTAGATAAGGGAAATTTTGACAACTTTGGTAACTCTGTAGCAATTTCTGATGATGGTAATACCGTTTTAATCGGTTCCTACCAAAAAACAGGTACTTACAGCAATGAGGGTGCCGCGTACGCATTTGTTCGTTATGGTACAGACTGGTATTACATGTCTCAATTAGCGGCTTCAGATTCTAACCCTCAAGACCAATTTGGCTATTCAGTTGCTCTATCTGGAGATGGAAATACAGCTTTAATTGGCGCCCGTGCGGAAGATAGTTCAGGAACATCTAACAACGGTGCGGCTTACGTTTTTACCACGAGCTCTTCCTGGAGCAGCTACACAGAACAACAAAAACTAACTGCGTCAGATAAAGACAATGGTGATTTTTTTGGTTCTTCAGTTGCGCTTTCTACCAATGGCTCCACAGCAATCATTGGTGTGCCATACGAAGCCACATCCCCAAATTACTATAACGGTGCTGCATATGTATTTGTTCGTTCGGGTGGTTCTTGGTCCCAAGAAGCTAAGCTACTAGCTTCAGATAGAGACAGTAGTGACCAATTTGGCCAGTCAGTTGCTTTATCTGGCGATGGAAATACAGCTTTAATTGGCGCTCCTTATGACGCTAGCCCTCCAAAATACGGCATAGGCTCTGCGTATATATTTACTCGCTCTTTTGGGGTATGGACACAAGAATTTAAATTATCTTCTTCAGATCTATCTGACTATGATAATTTAGGATGGTCAGTTGCGCTTTCTACCGACGGAACTAAAGCCTTAGTTTCAGCTCAAAGTGGGGAATTAGGTAGCTTATCTGACGCAGGATCTGTGTATGTTTTTGTAAAACCAAGTTCTACTTGGACACAACAACAAAAACTATTTGCTTCAAAGGCCCTTAATAATGGAGACGCTTTTGGGCGTTCGGTTTCTATCTCTGGAGATGGTAATGTAGGCATTGTTGGTGCCCCGTACGCAGAGGAGTCTTCTGAGGTTTCCGATCTTGGTACGGCATATATCTTTGACTTCACCGATTCCCCTGCACTTAACTGGGTTTCAGGTGTTTCTGTAGGTGCTTACGTAGATCAAAGTTATGTTAAGGCTATTGATACAGACAATGCCTCAAATTACACTGTAGGAACGTTAAATCTTAATAGCCCAGGTCTCCAGTATGTAACTCCTGATACTCAAGCTGGTACTTTTGTTTTAGGCGATACCTACTCAGTTAGACTTAGCGTTTCTGGAACACCTGGTGCTACTGGTACTGGTTACGAGTTATCAGTTCCAGCGGTATATTTTGGCGCTGCCTCTGGAGGAACTGCTCAAGGACATGTGTCGTGGGGAATACCATACGGCAAAGAGGCATTTGTAGTAGGTAGCCGTGTTAGAGCAACTCTAATTGCTGATCCAACTAAACACGTTGAAGGTGTATTAACAACTTTTAATAACTTTTCAACGGATTATTACGGCGTATACTTTGGCGGACTTGACGGCATAGATACCACTGGATATTCCCCTCTAGGTGCTACTGGTACTTACTTTGGGCCTCCTACTTGGACCATTAGTGTTGCTGGTATCCCAGGTACTGGCGGCGGCGGCGGCGGATACTCTACAATATTTTTATTAGCAGGAATGTAAGGAATAGAAAATAATGGAAACACTTAAAGTTTTAGGTCAAATAATACCGTCAGCTGGTTCACTAACCTCCACATATTATTTCTACACTGTTCCAGCAGACGCGAGCGCGGTTGTTTCATCCTTAGTGATATCAAACGTATCAAGCGCTGCGGCTCTGTGCCGAGTGTACGTTGTTCAGAGCGGTTTCGGCCCTGGACTAAGCAACGCGTTAGTTTACGATGCATACGTAAACCCGTCCGACGTATTACCATTAACCCTTGGAATTACTCTTGGCCAAGGTGATTCACTTGTAGTAGCGTCTAGTGTTGCGAACTCGTTAACTTTCCATGCCTTCGGTAGTGAAATTTCGGCATAACCAATATGGCTATCTCACGTCTTTTTCAAGGTATAAGTGGTGGAAGAAATCTTGGGTTTGGAAAAACCGCTGGACCAAACCCTCAACCACGAATTAATCGCAGTCCTAGTACACGTCCTGTTGACTGGTTAGCATTACCCAATCCTCCGTCAGGAAGCAATGCTTTATACGGACTGTTTGCCGTGCACAATGGTGACTCCAACTTTCTTGCGCTGTCTGCTGGAGGTGCCTACACAGTTGACTGGGGCGACGGTTTTGTCGAAAACTTTACAAGCGGAGCCACAGCTAATCACAACTATGTTTGGTCAAATGTTTCAAGCGCAACTTTGACCTCCGAGGGTTTCCGACAAGTTATTGTCAAAGTTTACGCACAGGCTAGTCAGACCCTAACCAATATCGACCTGCAGCGCCGCCATACTTCTTACGGCACGGGCACTGGAGGTAACGGTCAATCTCCCTCAGCCCCGTGGTTGGACATCGTAATACAAGGCCCCTCTCTTGGGTATTTCATTATCGGCGGTACAACGGTACGCCTGAACCAGCTGCGATATTTCAGGCTTTTGTCCACCTTGTCCTCGGCACAAAACTGGAATAGCCAGTTCAGTGGATGCTCCGCATTGCAAACAGTGTCCTGGCCAAGCAACCTGTTGCTAAGCGGTGCCACCTTTCTTTTTTCAAACTGTCACTCCCTTGTGTCAGTTCCTTCTTTCAAAGTGCAATCTGGGCAATCTCTGGCATCCACCTTCTCGAATTGCCATTCGTTAGTGACTGCGCCTTGGATAGATACCATTGGTGTCACGGGTTTCTCGTCGATGTTTAATAACTGCTACTCGCTACAGTCAGTGCCTTTGTACGATACTTCTAGCGCCACACTTACAAGTAATATGTTTACTAACTGTTACTCGCTCGAGACCGTTCCCGCGTTTAACTTTTCTTCAAGTACGAACCTAAGCAGTATGTTTTTTGGTTGCACCTCCTTGAAGTCCGTACCCCTGTTCCCTCTTCGAACCTCAGGGGGTACCGTCAATATGAACTCTATGTTCCAAAGTTGCACTGCATTGCTGACGGTGCCTTTGTTCAACACTAGTGCTGTTAATAGTATGAACTCTACGTTCTATTTATGCTCCTCATTGCAGTCAGTACCTTTGTTTAATACCCAGGCTGTTACTAATATGAGCCAAATGTTTAGGCAGTGCTCCTCCCTACGGTCAGTACCTTTGTTTAATACCCAGGCTGTTACTAATATGAGTTTTATGTTTACTCAATGCAACTCCCTACAGTCAGTACCTTTGTTTAATACGGGGGCGGTGACGGATATGTCCTCTATGTTGGGTAGTTGCCACTCTTTACAGTCAGTACCTTTGTTTAATACCCAGAATGTTACCAGTATGGGCGGTATGTTTAACGGCTGCAAATTGCTACAATCTATTCCTTTATTTAATACCATAAAGGTCACCGATATGAGTCAACTGGTGATCGGCTGTGATTCCTTACAAGTACTACCACAACTAGACATGGGAGTCGTTAACTTCACTACGAACATGAATGCGGGCACTCTTTACAGCCTCCAAAGACATGATTTAATCCCGACGCTGTCACACGATGTGTCCTTTGGTAAACTGTCCGCGACTGAGTTGAATAGAATTTATACGTCTCTGCCAAACCGACTTGCTAGAGCTGCATCAAGCGCATCTGGAACTGGGTCCGTAGTAACGTACACAACGACCGTAGCTCATGGCTATATAAAAGGTATGGTTGTTTCTGTTACTGGATTTACTAGCACAGGGTATAACTTAACAAGCGTAAAAATTACGTCCGTACCAAGCGCCACCACATTTACCGTAGCGTCCACAGTGACTGGCGCCTCATCAGGAACAGGTACAGTAACTCCAGCGGCGTTGACTTTAACAGTTACTGGAAACTGGGGAACGGCTACTGACACGATAACTACTGCAACAAACAAGGGTTGGACGGTAACGGGCTAATGGACACTTCAGGTTTTTACTACAACGAAGATGGAAACGTACTTTACGGACCCAACTTTGTAATCAACATGGACTTTGACATTAGGCGTGAATCAAAAGACGACCACACGTATCCTGTACATGGCTGGCACTGGTTTGATTCTCAAGAAGAGGCATACGCGTTCTTCGAACTACCTTTGCCAGAAAAAACTGAAATTATTGAAGGAGCACCAGATGGCTTGTAGAACTGGGTGTAAAACCCAAGATCATGCGGATTACGGCGAATGCCTATTCTCTGCCCGTATCAATGTAGATAAAACAAGTTTGAGGCCTTAATGAGTAGAGCATTTACCCCTGGTGGTAGGTTTAACACCGACTTTGAGCATTCCGAAATTCATGATGCTATTTCTAAAGACTTAACTGAGCCTGTTGGCTCTAGCGTACTCTGGTATCAATTTGACGCGTTAGCCACTGTAGTAGACCCAATTTATGACGTAGGTAGTAGTGCTGGCGTAGGACGTCTGTGGAAACCCGCGGTTAACGTAGACGTTATCAGGGCTGTTATTAAGCACGGTACCGTAGAGCATAGCCATGAGGGTTTCTACAACGCTGACTCTATTCATCTTACTATTGATAAAGAAGAGCTTTCTAAGGCTTTGCCTAGCCTGTTTAATAACCCTGACCCATTAAACCGAGATCGAATTATTTGGCAGGGTCAGGTATACCGACCACTTTTGTCACAGCTACGTGGTATCGTATTAGAAAAGTTTACTGTGGTTTCTTTGGATTGTCGTCAGATTATGCCAGAAGAGATGGTAAACGACTCTCAATTCCAAGCTTACGCAAACTAGGAGCTAATATGTGTGCAACATGCGGTTGTGGAGACCCAAAGAACAAGCACGGCAAAAAGACTTTAAAGGAAGCCAATAAGGCTGGAGCTAAAAAAGCCCCCGCCAAAAAGGCCGCTGATAAGAAGGTTGACGCCAAAAAAGGCGACAAAAAGATGCCTGCTTTCCCTATGAAAAAAGAAGACAAGAAAAAGAAGTAAATGATTTACCCCGCGAAAGCGGGGTTTTTCATTTATCCTTGTAATAGTTCCACTGCAGGAACTGATCTAACCCCGTGCAAAGACCCTGCTACTCCGCCAAGGAGATTGAATTATGGCTAATGAGCGTATATCGCAAGCCTCGCCCTATAATTTTTACTATGGTGCGGCACAGCCTTCAGACCCGTTCGCAGGTAACTTGGCAGGAATTATTGGGTATTTGATTGTACGGGGTAAGCTGTAGTGTTTGGATTCAAAGAACTATTACAGAAGTCTCTTGAAAAAAAGATTCCAGAACTCAATGAACAGTGGCAGAACTCTGCTAAAAAAGCTGGGTGGAACGACAGTTTAATTGGCAATGTTACTATTGGACCTAATCTTAAATTTAAGTACCCTGAAAATTTATCGGAAAAAGTTCTTAATTCAGAGTACGGTTTAGGCACGGGACAGCCAAAGCCAGCAATGCGCGAGTTTTCTCACAATGCTAAGCCTGAAGTTGAAGGCGCTGTATACGAAGCTCTTTCTAAGTACCTAACTGATGGGAAAGTCATCTAATGACATTCCTATTAGCAGAAGACGCTGCCCTTAAGACACATTTAGCCAACATCAAAGTTTCTGATGAAAAAAATGATAATCGACCAGTTGGCGTATGGTTTGGTTACCCAGATACTGAAATTCGTACTCAAAATTATCCGTTTATTACTATTGATTTACTTGGAATTAGAGCCGCTACTGAGCGTCAAACCTCTGGATTTATTTATGATGCTAATAGGCAAGGTACGGTTGCGCCTCAAAATAATCAATATTACAACTATGAAGTACCAGTAGCTTACGATCTTTTATACCAAATAACTTCGTATTCCCGTCATCCGCGCCATGATCGCGCTATAATTTTTCAGTTACACCAAAAATTTCCAGGTATGAGAGGGCACTTAATGGTGCCTGATGAGCTTGGGACTAGTACCGCAAAGCGGCACATGTTCTTAGAAAGCCTTGTTAAAGCAGACGCTGCGGAAGGTGAAAACGGTAACAAAAGAACATTAAGAAATATCTACACAGTAAGAGTAGTGAGCGAGATGACCCCATCTTTAGCCGCTTCAGCAATTCGTGGGGTTGATGTAATCAGCCTTAACAAAAATGCAAATGGTACTTGGGTCGCACAAACGGTCCCCGATGACAAACTAATCGTTTAAGAGTTTATTCAACCCTTTTAAGGAGAAATAATGGCTAATTATAATAAGCCAGGTGTATACGTCGAAGAGACACTTACACCGAACATTCCAGTCGCACAGACTGTTGCAGACTCTGTTGCTGCCTTTATTGGCGTAGCTGATCGCGGCCCTACTGCCTTGGATTCCAATAACAACGTTATTGCTGTACCTACTTTAATTAGAAACTTTTCAGACTTTATTGACAAGTTTAGTTATGGTTCAGGAATTAATACTTTTAGCGGTGTAGGTGTAGGAACTTCTGCAAACAACCTAAAGTATGCCGTAAAGACCTTCTTTGATAATGGTGGTAGCGAAGCTTACATCGTAAGAGAAGTTAACAAAGATGCTACAAAGTCCTCCGTTCAATTTAGAGATAGCGACTCAGTTATTACGCAAGCTGCAACGTTTAATCTTGACGGAACTACCGACTTCAGTGCTAAAAAACTTACAATTACAGCCGCATCTGGTTCCCCATTTGTTGATATGGTTCCTGGAAAATTAGTTTCATTTGTTGGAATTACGGCCGCTTCCTACCTATTCTTAAATTCTGATAGTTGGGTTATTTCAAGCGTAGCTACTAATGGTTCTTCATTTTCAATCGTATGGAATGCAGAAAACCCAATTGGTGCTGCTGATCAAACAGGAGCAGGAATTACTGTTAGAGGTGGAGCTTCTAGTGCAGAGGCAACCTTAGTGGTATCAGCCAAGGACCACGGTACATGGGGAAACAACATCTGGGCTGGCGTGTATCCAAGCCAGGCAAATGGTTATTTTGATCTATATGTCTATTACTCAAACACCGCTACGTCTTCATCGGACTTAAATACTAGTAATTTGGTAGAGCGGTTTACCAACTTAAGCATGAACTCTCAAGATGTTCGTTATGTAGGTTCGGTTGTAAATTCTGCCTGGATCACTGTTGGGGATGCAGGCTCCGATGCAACGGGTCTATACGACCTGCCTTCATTCACAGGTTCGTGGAGTACAGCCGTTCCATCAGCTAACATTGGTGGTACTGTTGGGCAATTCCGCTGGAACACTGCAAGTTTTGCAACTAGCGCAGTTAAATTAGGTACCACAAGTCCTACAACTAACACACTTTCTGGTGTTTTAGGAACAAATGGATCTACTGCGCCTAACGTTAAAACTGACATTTTAGCTCGGCTGGATTCAGTAGCTGTCCCATTAATCCTTAATTACCCAGCTAAAACAACCACTACTACAATTAACTCAATGCTGGAATACGCTGC